TTGCCATTTAGATCTCCTTAGTAAGATAGTACGCTGGTGTCAAATATCCCATATAGGGATGATCCTACTATAAAGCCGTCAATAATCGGCTCTAATGTAGTAAAGGTGGTTTTCCATGAGTTCACAGATATTGAGTGTTGAACGCCAAATACCTGCAAAGTTTTAGTAAGTGTTGATGTGCCAACGGCTGCTGGCTGGGTAGTCGTAATAGTTACTGGATCAAAGAAATCTAGGTCTAAGGCTGCGATTGTGCCGGTGGTGTAATTGGCAGTATAAAGATCAAGGGTAATCGCATCACACCTTACTGTGGTCTCAGCTCTTGAAGCAACATAAGCACGTGCATAATCTAGAGCAGTAGCAGTATCTTGCATAAGTAAATCTGATTGCGTATAGCCATGAGTAAAGTATTTAGCAACGCTGGCTGCATTAACGGCTGTCTGAGTAGCAAGGCCAGTAGCTGTGATAAATGCTTTATTAAATATCTGTGCATCGTTAAGCAACCATAGGGCGTTGTAATAGGAGATCCCTGTGCCGTTATCGTTGAAAACTACTGCTGTGCCGCTTACAGATTTAGTGGCGGTTAAGCGATCCTTAAAGACCGCGTTGCCAGCAGCATCCATATAAAATGCACCATACTCGCTAGTAGATACTGTCTGGCATGCTGTTAATACTGTCCTAGCCGTTGCAGGATCTGCTTGCATAGTTGTCTGACCTGCATCTATTGATCGCTGCGATGTTGGCCATGAAACCTGATCTAACAGATTGCCAATTCTAGCCCCTGATAATTGTCCGGCAGATGTGCCAGATACTGTGGTGATTTGGGCATTGTATAAAAGTCGTAGGCCATCAATAGCTGTAATAGTTGTATAGGTTACTTCTCCTACATTCTTAGGAGTAGATGTGTTGTAGCCGAGAATATAGCCAGCGAATAAAGGATATGTTGTAGATCCATAGGTTGCAGTTATAGATATCTTACGCATTGGATTAAGCAAGCCATGGTAAGGAGATTGTGTGTTCTGGCTGTTGAAGTCGCCGTTGAGATCTACAATTCTAAGACTTAGTGTGCCAGGTTGGAATGTATCGCTAATAGCATTACGGCCTCTGCTAAGTTGTATGTTATCTACTTGATCTGATACATCTACGATTACACCAGCACTATCGGCAAACACGTTAGTACCAAATACACCTGATCCAATAATCATAGCCTGAGCAAAAGCTGGCCCGGTAGAGAAGTTAATAGTTACATTGACTACTGGTACTGCCATTACAAGCCACCAGCTACATCAAATAGTCTGCCATTCTTTTGATTGTATAACATTGAACTTAAAACAATATCATTAACTGTTTGATCGCCAATTTTAACTTCAACGTATACATCACCACCTGTGCCACTAGATCCTGTATTGCCACCTGCTTGACCAAATGGTGTGCCTACAAATGGTGTAGATATTGCATTAGTTGCACCCATGCTAGTTGCGCCCATATTAGTTGCACCATAGGCACTTACTGGATTATATAAAGCTAGGCGTGCAAAAGCTGCTGCTGCGCCATCTACTAATAAATTACCTGCTTTAGCGGCATCCTCTGCTAATTTTCTAACTGCATCTGCTGCTGCTAATTCAGCCAAATACTTTTTAGCCAAAGCCTCATTATTATCTAGGATTGCTAACTGTGCTTTAATGCGTAGTTTAGTTTCCTCATCGGTAGCAGCGTTAAGAGCTGCAGTTAGTCCGATGCGTTCTAAATCAAATTGGTCTTTAAGTTTATCTACTGCGGTCTTAGCCTTTAGTTGAGCATTTTCCTGTGTACGTAGGGCAATAGCCTCTTTAATCTTTTTCTTTTCTTGTATCTTTGCTAATTCAGTACCAGCACCTGCGCCTAAACTATAAGTAAAAGTGCTAGTTTTTTTTCTAATGCCCATCATGTTACCTACAAAGTTAAACACAGCCTTATCTATAGCTGCTAACTTCTCGGCCAAGCCTTCTATTAACCCTGTAAATCCACTTAAACTATTATCCCTGCTTAACCTGCTTAAAGAGTCTAATAAATCTTTACCTATAATTTCACTAGCATTAGCAGCAGCTACTTTTAATTGATCCATTTTGCCAGCATAAGTGCCTAACCTAGCTGTGGCTTGACCTGCAAACTTTGCATCTAACTCATCTAATATCGCAACCATGTCACCACTTGCTAATGTGGTCTTACTTAATCCTGCACCTAATCTAGTTAAGGCTGTGGTCTGTCCATTAAATCCTTTAGCAACTGCTGCGCTAACTTCCTCAACAGTTTTACCTGTAGCAGCCGATACGTTTAATACTGTGTTTAATGCTTTCTGACTTTTAGTAATTGATCCACTAGCTGTAAGCAAGGTTTGAAATGCTGGGCGTAGTTCATCATCAAGCACGCCATATAACTTTTGCATGTTGGCTATGAAGTATTCTACGTCTGGTGCTGAGAATGCGTACCCGGTATTCTTCAACTGCATCTCTAATGCTTTAGCGGCAGCTTCATCTTTAATAAATGCGCTAATTGCCTTCTTGCTAAAATTAACAATACCTGCAGCTGTAAATGCTAAGCCAAATGTGCGGCCTAAACTCTTGACACTTTTCTCAAAGGATTTGATCTGCTTCTGACCCTTAGTTAATCCTTTACCATTAAAGGTAGCAATAGCGGAGACGACTATATTGGCCATTATGCTGCCTTTTTAACTTGAGTAGATTTATTAAATTTAGTTGCTGTTGCGTTGATTGCATCTAAAATAACTTTATACACTTTGTCACTATCCTGCGCCCATGCTTTATAAATCAAGCGACCTTTAGTTTTACGACTAGATCCACCTGGCATACCTTTGATCCTGGATTGACTTGTCAGCGGCCCCATAGCGGTTACAAATTGATACCCGGCAAATGGATTATTAGAGTCATAAGATGATGTAGATCTTGATTTACTTCTACCTCTGCTATCTTTCAAAGCTACTACCCCAGCACCCTCAGCATGAATAGATGTAAATGGTGCGCGGCCTTGTGGATTTAATCTACCTGCTGTCTCATATATTCTACCTGCTGCGCTTACGTTGTAGATATAGTTGCTAACCTTAAACCCATTCTTAAATGTTTTATTTTCTTGATCGCTATAATCTATTAAACTTTTAATGTGTGCTGGATCATATTTAGGAAATGGTCTATATGTAACATCACTTGATATTGGCTTAGACCATCCTGATAAAACTTTACCAGGCACAAGGTTTCTAGCTTTGTTTCTTATTGCTAACATGGCAGGTTTAATACCAGCCCTAATTTTTGCGTGCATATCCTCATCAATAAAACTAAGACCTTTTAGGACATCCTCAATGCCGACGAGCTCTACTGGCTTTACTGGCATTCTTGATCTCCTTAGCTCTATCAGATAGCACTTGCACGATTGCTCGTAGCATGTCGCTATCCATATCTATAAACTCACTAGGCGCGATCCCCGTCTCTACAGATAGGCTAGCAATCGTATATAAGAATGAGTCACGCCCTATTAGTTTTTTTCTTCATCCAATACTTCTACAGTATCTAGAGTCTCTATAAACTCTGATCCAAAGATAGGTACTACAACATTTGCCCTACGTAAGCACTCATGCGCCAAGAAGTAAATCTCGGTTTGCCTTTCATGGTCACGTAGGACTTTGCTAATACCTGAGCCATATTTCAATTCAAAGCAATATTCGACACCCGGCGTAATTTTGTGCTCTGAAACTTCGCCGTTAGCCCTTGTTATCTTTAGCTTTGCCATTAGATCTCCTTATGCTACTGCTACAGCTACTGTGCTATTGCAGGTAAATGTAATTGATTGATTGCTGATATCGCCTACTGCTCCGTTTACATTCTGTAGGTTATTAACCAATACAGATGCTGTGTATGAAGGGTTAGTAGCTGATACTGCAGATGATGTCTGCTTAATTACACAGGTTACAGTAGTGCCATAAGCAGCACGTAATGTAGGGATTACTGTGGCAGCAGCGTTATCATTTAAGAAGTCTAATGTGATAGTGCTTGCCTCTAAGCCTTTAGCAAACTTATGTGCGGTATCGCCCATAGCGGTTACTTCTAGCTCATCAAATGTTTGGTTAATAGTTACAGCTGTTACATACGCTGATAGATCAACGCTGTTTAGCGTAACGGATACGCCATTGTTTAAGAATATGGCCATGATTACTCCTTGTCTTTCTCTTTAGTAGGGGTTGGTGCGGGTGCTTTGTCTATCTGGCCTATCTTGATTAAGAAGGCTAAGTTTTCTGCATCTGTACTCATTTTAACTCCAGCTCGTTAGGATTGTGATAGTTAGTTCAGCAGTTAATAAATCTCCACTTGCCACACTAGCAATAGCTGGAGCGGAGACACTTGATATGTTTAGAGCCAAGTTAGTGGCTGCAGTTAATTTAGTTACAACGCCTGAGATCATATCCTCGATACCGGCTAGGTTGCCTTGATTGTCTAGGGCAGGTACGGCCATTAGGATCTTAAAGGTTGCTAAAGGTGAGATGTTAATATAAGGATCGTTGTTAGGTGCTAGGTAAGGATCACCGGGCAATACGACCACGCTATTAGGGATCAACGTTGCAGGTGGGTAACTAAAAGTATTCCAGACACCAGTATTAGTAATCGCGGTGGCTATTGTTGTTCTAAGTGTAGTGATTGCTACTGCCATTAGCCGACCATAGTGTTAGGGCTAGAGTAAGGTGCTATGAGACCTCTCACTCTGTTTATAAGCTGGTAGCCCATAGCATATCGGTTGGGGCTCATGCCATCCATTCCGTTGCCGCCGTTTTGAGACACTTGACGTGCCTGAAAGATATCTACTGCAATAATCATTGCACTTTGATTTATGGCTGGCACAGTATTGTATGCAGC